ACAGACCAAGATCTTGACTCCTGCATTGGCACCTACACGATGCACGATGAGTCAAATGCCCGGAGTGCCTACTGCACAATGGGTGTTGACGTTGGCAAGCATCTACACGTAGAGATTGTCAAGTGGACCTTCGACACATTAGCCTCTATTGACCCGAATCTTTGCTCCAATGCACAAGTAATCTATCAGGGTAAAGTGACTGACTTTGAGTCTCTAGACCTCCTGATGGAAAAATATAAGATCCGCACTTGTGTTATTGATGCCAACCCTGAAAGACGTAAAGCACTTGAGTTTGCTAATCGTTTCTACAAACAAGCTTACATGTGCTTCTATGTTGAAGGTATTGGCGGTAAGCAGATTCGCGTCAACGATGACGCCTTAAGCGTTTCAGTGGATCGCACTTCTTGGCTTGATCTTAGCTTGAGTCGCTTCAAGAATCAAACGATCCGCCTCCCCAAGGATACGCCGCTAGAGTATCGCTCTCAGATTATGAGCCCTAAGCGTATCTTCAAGAAAGACCAGAATGGCAACCCCGTTGCCAGATACATCCACGACGAAAAAGATCCGGATCACTACGCACATGCTCGCACATACTGCGAAATTGCCTTGAATCTATCCTTTGCCTCTGGAGGTAGCCAAATAATCTAATGTATTCAGCCAGAGCAATTGCTCTAACTACGACGGCCGTTAATCTTCAGACGGCCATGGACATTAATAAGGAACGCTTCACTTACATCTTTCTGCAAGCCCCTGCAACGAATAGCACGAATGTCCAATTCGGCAAACAATCTAACATTATTTTCGTTCTTGAGCCCGGCGACAAAGTCCTGCTACCAGTTGGTAATACTAAGGACTTCTGGTTCGTTGCTGCTTCAGGAACGCCCACTGTTAATGTCGGGCTTTTCCAGTGAATAAAAGCCTGTTCCTCTTTAGTGCCAATGCCGATGTTTCGCTGCTTAAGAAGGGGCTGTATGACGTTCTCGAACTTGAAGAGACTGGTGCAAATAACCGCGTAGGTCAAAAGAGTATAATCTCTCTGACTGCTGTCAATGCACCATCCACTGCAACCGGTAAAATTCTCAATGGTGTCATTCTCAATGGGACTACTCAGTATCTAACTGGTGCCAAGAGTGCGTGGTCATTCGCAAATACTTCCTACTCTATTGCAGCTTGGATCAAACGATCTGCATCTGGTGTCAATCAGGGAGTATTCGGCAACTACCGTGCAGGCGCCGGAAACGTTGAATGGCATTTCTACATCAACTCTAGCAATCAATTAATCTTTCGCGTTTCGCAAGATGGTTCTACTGCTGCACTCACCATCAATTATGGCACTCTGACGCTTGATACTTGGTATCATATAGGCATTACTTATAATGCCAATACCGGCGTGTATGCGCCATATTTGAATGGCTCTGTAATCACTGGGGCTACGCTTGCTGGTGGTATGTATAGCAGTGGAACACTTACTGCTTTCGACCTTGGACGCTTCAATAGCTCCAATCTTTTGACTGGTATGGTCGACCAGTTGGCTCAATATCGGATCGTCAAGCCTGCGGCTACATTTATAAAGCTCTATAATGGGGGAAATGGGGTTAGAATCCTATGAGTGAAATGGATCCAACGACACAAATCCTTCTACGTATTGAGCGATTAGAAACAACCACTACAGCCAGTTTCAAAGCACTTGAAACAAGCATTAAGAGTGAAGCAGCGCGAATTAATGACAAACTTGATCCTCTTGCTGAAGATGTTTGGCGTAAAGATGGCCTTAAAGACACTGTTATGCTCATGAGTGATCGCCAAGCACGGCAAGATTGGTTCACTAAAACAGCCATCGGTGCTGCAATTGCTTCAGCAGTTGCTTCCGCGTGGTCACTAATCTCAGGAGGGCATCACTAATGCCTCAGATTCCTAGTGAATTGCTTAGAAAGATTGAATGGACTAACTACGGCCAAACCGCCTTGGGTGGACTTGGCATTGTTGCCGGTTTGCTCCAGTTCTATGGTGCCCCTGTTACGCTCCCCTTGGATTTCGTTGCCCCTCTACTTGGTATTCAAGGCATTGATCTTAGTGGTAACCCGCATAATACCGGTATGACCTTGATTGGCGCCGGTATCATGGCTATGATTTCTGGCCTCCTGAATAAGATCCGTAAGGCTGCCAAGAAATGAACTGGGGAGCCTTTGTTGGCGCGCTAGTCGGCTGGCTCGTCAAGACTATCTTCGGTCGTGACGAGCCAGAAAAACAGAGTATTAATCTAAATACCTCAGAGGAGCCTAAGTCCAATGTGGAAGATGATTTTACTCGTATGGACAAGTATCTGGATAAGTAGTTGCACGTTAGGTCCTAAGGTTGAGACACGCACTGTCTACGTAGATGAAAAATCTATGTGCATTGTTGCTGAAAATACTGCCACGAAGGTTGATATTATTCAGGAAGACGGTTCAGTCATTCGAGAGACTTGGGACCTTGGAGGTATGATCTGTATGTCGAAGTCTCATTACAAAGCACTGCGTGCAAACCATGCTAAGTAGTCTGATACTTGCTGGCTTGTTTCTGCTTGATACACCTGAACGTTGGCACGTCAACAAACAGACAAACTTCGCGTTCATGGAACAGGCCCATGCTCAAAGTGTTGATGGCATGAGTATGTTCACATTGAGTCTTAAGAGGCCATTTGGTGACTGCCCACAAAGCGATGAAGAGTTTTCACTCTGGATCAATAATGATCCTAATCAAGATTTTGATCAAGCCCGTATTGATCAACTAAATTACCTAGTTACGCAGTATTTTGAAACATTCCATTTCAAAATCTTGCGTATTGTCCTGTTCGAATACGAGATTGACGAAAAGAATTTCTTCAATGACAATCGGACTTTCAATCCAAATAATCCGCGTTGGGCTTACGTTGCTTTGCTTCTGGATCTTTTTCAGAAATACCCTATAATTTGGTCTTGGGAAGAATGCTCATGGAGCCCTAGAGAAGCTTCAAAAGCTCTTGATTTCATGTGGGCTAGGATTAATCAATCCAATCAAAAACTGGCACTCCATAATACAATTGGCCAAGGTGATCTTGAACGCTTTTTTGGTGGATTGATTAACTCTAGACTTCAACTTGCTGAGATCCAAGTCCAGAACCCCTATGACCTCCCTGGTAAGATTAAGTGGATTAAGAGTAATACTCCATTCCAACCAGTTGTTAGTGAGTATTGGGATCTAAAGCCCAATGACTTGAGCTTAGAGAATTTACTCTTAACTCAAAGTGTCAACTACACGTATTTTTTCTATGCTGATGAAGACCAAACTCTTAATGACTTGACTAAGTTCAATAGTTGGTTTCAAGCATTGCGTAAGCATTTCCATAAAAGCCAACAGCACTCACGGGATTTTCTACTTGGTAGGCATTCAAATGCTTACGGCTTAGATAAAAATAGCGATGGGGTGATCGACTATGCCGACACTCTCTACGAAATTCCTTAAATGTATCCCATTTATCCTCGAAGCAGAGGGTGAATACTCGAATGATCCTGGCGATCCAGGTGGCGAGACTAAATGGGGTATTACAGCACGAGCATTTCCAAATGCACTCAGATTGAAGCTTATCGGCACTGATAAGCCTATCAAAGATCTTACGAAGAGCGAATGCACCGTGCTTTGGTATTACTTCTGGGGACTTTGTAGTGCTGAGAATCTACCGTATCCAATTGCTCTGGCTGTCTTTAACTGCGCTGTCAACTGTGGAGTGCAGACTTCAATCAAACTCTTGCAAAGGGCATTGGGTGTTAAGGAAGATGGGCTCTTTGGGCCAAGAACTCTAGAAGCTCTGGGGTCAAAAAGTCAAAAAGCAGTCTTTATTGCTTTTATACGTCACCACAAGCAGTATTACAAAGTTATTTCTGAACGCCATGCCAATCTTCGACAGTTCTATGACGGGTGGCTCAATAGATTGTTCAATCTGATCTTCGAGGTATTGATGCTATGATTCTTTCGACGGCATTCGCCCATCCAGAATACAGTGCAAAGATCGAGGATTGGACAAAGTTTCGACAGATTCTTATTTCAGGTCGAAAGTTTGTAGATGAATACCTCGAAAAGTTCTCTGAAAGCGAAACCGATTCAGAATTTAATTCTCGCAAGGATGTCTCGTATAATCCGGCATTTGCGAAAAGCTTGCTCCTAGAGATTAAGAATGCAATCTATCAGCGGATGGCAGATGTCCGACGTTCTGGCGGTGATGAAACTTATCGTTCAGCGTGCGAGGGTGAACTAGGTGGCGTTGATAATTCGGGTTCTGCCATGGAAAGCTTCATTGGGAGCACTGTTCTTGAGGAATTGCTAGGTATTGGCAAAGTCGGTATCTATGTAGATAAGGAAGAGCAATCCTCTAATAGAACGAAAGCCGCAAACCAGAAGCACCCATATTTGTATATTTTCAAAGCTGAAGATATTCTCTCTTGGGACTATACCATTGATGGTGTTTTAACAACTTTGTTGTTGCGTTCGTATGCTCCAGCATACTATGAAAAGACCTCACTTGTTAAGAGCTATGATGCAAAGTATAGTCTATATACTTTGACACCTGATGGTGTTCGTGTTCAGGAGTTCAGTGACGGTGGCTTGACTCAGGAAACGTCGAGTCAGATTATTGATCTACCAGAGATTCCATTCATTGTTGCTGAATTGCCTAAGTCACTGCTGCAAGATGTCGCAGACTACCAGATTGCACTCCTGAATCTAGTCTCCTCGGATCTAGCGTATGCCTTGCATAGCAATTTCCCTTTCTATACTGAACAGTTCGATGCGCGAGTCGAGTTATCAAGCGTGCGACGTTCTAGTGGTGGGGATAGCGAAACTGCTAATGCTGGTGGCACCCCTGGACTGAATCTTGGCTCTAAGCATGGCCGACGATACCCACTAGGTGTTGAACGGCCTGGATACATTAGCCCTCCATCTGACCCACTTAAGGTCAGTATGGAAAAACAGGAGCAGATGAAGAATGAAATGCGTCTGCTTCTTGGGCTAAATGTTGCATCTCTAAATAGGTCATCCGCAGATGCCAAAGTCGAAGCTCAAAAAGGTTTGGAAGCTGGGCTTAGCTATATTGGACTTGTCCTTGAACGCGTTGAGCAACAGATTAGTAATCTTTGGGCCATGTATCAAGTTGCAACGCCTGCCATTGTCAAGTATCCAACGAAATACAGCCTTAAGTCCGATGCGCAAGTCTATGAGGAAGCAAAAACACTTCAAGACTTCCGCGATCAAATTCCGTCGATTACCTTCAAGAAGCACTTGAGCACTGAGATTGCCGCTATCATCATGGCGAATCGGATTCCTGTTGAAGAGATGGAGAAGATTCGCAGCGAGATTGAAAAGTCTCCAGTAATTATTACAGATGCTGAGACTATCAAACTTGACCATGAAGCTGGCTTTGTTTCAACTGAAACAGCCTCTAAGCTCCGTGGCTACCCTGAAGGTGAACACATTCAAGCTGCAAAGGATCATGCAGAACGCGCTAAGCGTATTGCTGCAGCCCAGTCGTCAATCAAGGATGCTGGTGCTCGTGGCGTTGATGATCTTAGTAATGATCCTAATGCTGCCAAAAAGGAGAAGCAACAGGAATGAGTTATGCAACACTTGCTGAAGCATATACATATGCCTATGGGCTTCTTCGAGGCACACCATTTACAACTGCTTCAGATGGGGATAGGCAGAAAGCTCTTGATGAGGCAACAAGTCGTATAGATGCATTAACCTACAACGGAGAAAAAACTGATGTAGATCAAGTTAATCAATTTCCACGTGATGAGGATACTGAAGTCCCAGATGACATTAAGAATGCTTGCACTGAAATTGCAATCAAACTACTTGATGGCTATAACGATGATCTAGAATTTGAAGATCAAAGAATTATTCAAAGTAAAATTGGTTCCCTATCTACTTTCCATGACAGATCGAGTCCAAGTCTGCATAAAATTGCAGGAATCCCAAGCATTATCGCTTGGCGACTACTTCTCCCGTATATGGTTGATCCACGTGAAGTCCGTATTAACAGGATCAGCTAAGGATAAAACGATGTTTCTGCAACATGATTGGTTTCAGATTTTTACTCTAGTCTATGACGATACCAAGGAGACTTACACGAAGGAAGAGTATTCGGCAGCTCTTGAGCAACAGACTCAAAAGTTGACTGAAGACTTTTCTAAGCGCGAACTTGCTCTCAAAGAAGAGATTACTGCTCTAGGGTCGCGTGCTTCTTTGACTGAAAAAGAGCGCAAGGATCTGAATGACCGCGTTGAACTCCTTGGTAACGAACAGAAGACTCGTGCAGAGCAGCATCGTATTGAGCTTGACAAGCTCACTAAGAAGCATACTAAGGAACTTGAGGATACTATTAAGGACCGTGATGCTTGGCAAAGTCGTTATAGTTCATCTCTAATTAAGAGTGAACTTATTTCGGCTGCAACCAAGTATAAGGCGTATCGCCCTGAACAGATTTTTAATCTTCTTGTGAGCAATACTAATCTTGTTCAGGAGCTTGACGAAAAGAATCAGCCTACTGGAAACCTTGTTCCGAAGGTCAAGATTACTCTCTCCGGGGATAAGGGGCCTCAAACCCTTGAACTCTCTCCAGACGAAGCAATCAAAACGCTTTCGGAGAATGAAGATTACTTGAATCTCTTCATTGACGGCACGAAGGGCGGCCGTGGTGGTTCTAACAAGGGCCAGCAAGCCGATATGAAAACTCTTACTTCTGATCCTGCCGCATACCGAGCTGCCCGCAAACCCGGCGGTGCACTTGAAAATCTGGTCTAAGAGGAATAATCAATGAACCGTTTTAGCTTCGAGTCCCAGAATGTTTTTCAGAATGTCTACGCCAATAGCCTTGACGCCTTTATTCCGGAAGCGTGGGCTAATGAAAGCTTGATGATTCTGGAGAATAGTCTTGTTATCGCGAATCTTGTCCACCGCGACTTTTCTACCCAAGTCCAGTCGTTTGGCGATGTTGTTAATACTCGCCGCCCTGCGACGTTCACTGCCGCGCGTAAGACCTCTACGGATAACGTGACGGATCAGGATGCGACCGCGACGAATGTTGCTGTTCCCTTGGATCAGCACATTCATACGACGTTTGTTATCCGTGATGAAGAGATGAGCAAGTCCTTCAAGGATCTTGTTACTGAGTATCTTCGCCCGGCCGTGTTCTCTATTGCTGAGATGGTCGATCAAGTCGTGATGATGCAGATGTATCAGCACATTGCGAATAGTGCTGGTAAGCTCGGCACGGCGCTCACGAAGTCTACAATTGTTGATCTCAAGGAACTCTTTGATACGAATAAGGTTCCTATGAATCAGCGCAATATCGTCATGCCTCCGGCGCAGTGGGCTGACCTCCTGAACGTTGACGCTCTGACGAAGGTCAATGAAGCTGGGATGTCTGATGCCCTCCGCAGTGGTCTCCTCGGGAATCTGTTTGGCTTCAACTGCTTCATGAGCCAGATTGCCCCGAATGTTGCTTCTGGTAACACGACTGTTACGGGTGCCATCAATAATGCTTCGGGTTACGCTGTCGGTTCCTCGACGTTCACTGTTGACGGCTTCTCCGCCGCCATCACGAGTGGGTCGTGGATCACGATTGCTGGTGACATGACCCCGCTCCGTGTTGCTTCGACTGTTGGCGGCGCTACTCCTACGTCGCTTGTCTGCACTGGTTACCCTCTCAAGAGTGCCGTTGTTGACAATGCCGTCGTGACCGTCTACACCCCTGGAGCAATTAATCTTGGCGCCGGTTATGCTGCTGGCTATGCCAAGAGCATGGTGGTTGATGGCTTCTCTGTTGCGCCTAAGATGGGTCAACTGATTAGCTTTGGAACTGCGTCGGCTATCTATGGCGCGACTGGCACGCCGACGACTACGGGGCTTATTGTCAACCGTCCGCTTGATGCGGCGCTTGCAGATAATGATGCCGTTGGCATCGGTCCTGCTGGTGCTTACGGCTTTGCCTTCCATCCTAACGCTCTTGCCCTTGTTACTCGTCCGCTTGCACTCCCCCGCGCGTCTGCTGCGGAAGCGGCCGTGATCAACTACAACGGTCTTTCCATTCGCGTCGTGATGACGTATGATGGTCAGGCTCAGGGTCACCGCGTGACCGTTGACTTGCTGTGTGGCGTCAAGACGCTTGACTCCAACCTTGGCGGTTTGCTCTATAGCTAATCTCTACTGGTTGAACCCGGGTAGAGGAATACTCTACCCGGGTTTCTTAAGGAGGTTGGCAGATGTTCGCTAAGCAAGTTATTTACACCCTGAAACAACGGTATGGTTCAATCATCACTGTAGTCAGACTTGACAGTCAAGAGAAAGACTATCAAGGTGGGATTGTAACTCCAAGTTATAGTCTCTATACAGTGCCTAAGGCTATTGAACTTCCAAATGAACTAAAAAGCCAGTTCAGTTACGATATTGCGTATGTTAAGGCTGCCAGTAATTTTACACAAGGTGGCTTCTATGATATACGCCAAAGATTTTTCATCTTTGACAAAGATGACTTGGAAGTTCTTGAATCTGCACCACTTCGACTCAATGACTATATAATCAAACAACGGATTAAAATTCGTATTGCAAAGATTGAACTTATCGAGGATCAAATTCTTTATGTAGTTGGCCATGAACTCACGCAGGAAGAAACTGCAACATTCCCAATTAGTTTCTCTGAATCTGTTGGCTTAGGGGGTGAAGTAGATGCATCATGATATGCCACGCTGGATAAAAGCATCTGTTGCATATCACTTCAAAACCTCAGGTTTTTTCTTGAAGGTGAGTTTCGTGAAGACCAAAAGACTCAAAAGAATATTCTAGAACTTCGTGTAGACGGTCCAAACTTCAAAGAATACCAACGCGATAGATACTACATCGATGTAGAGATTAATGCTCTTTTGCAGATCGTCAAAAGTCCGAGGGATATGTTCATTACTGAACGGTTCATCGGACAAGTTGCTGCTGGTTTTACACGCTGCATCCCTGTATATACGTATGGCGATGCCTCAAATACGTATGTCGGAGATCTAGTGCTTCAAACTCGTGGCAGGCGTGATAAGGGAGTAGTAATCTCTAACTTCGGACAAGTTAATCAGACAGATGCTCTTCATCAGGCAACGATTGAAGGGCACTACATCATGGACTATGGGGAGTAACTTTCATGGCCCAGGTTGACATCAAGAATTGTATCATTACTATTGAAGATGGCGGCACTCAAGATACCGGTGCAGTTAATGTGCCTGCCTTTGCTGGTGCAATTAACAATAATCCCGGCCCTTATGCAATTGGAACGAATGCAATTGCAGTTGATGGTTTGACTGGTGATGTGTTCATTGGCCAAGAATTTACGATTGCTGGGGACACTCAAGTCTACCGCTCCCTAACTGAAGTTACCGCTGCCTCTGGCACCATTGCAATTGATCCGCCGCTTGTTGCAACTGCAGCGGATAATGCAGTTATTACGTTTCCTGCTGGCGTTATTGCCCGTATGGAAAAGATGACTGTTGATGGCGGTGTCACTGTTGCTGAAGGCGACACGTTCAGCGTTGAAGGCAGCGATGTTCTCTACCATATTGATTACTTCAATGCTTCCCCAGCAACTATCATTGGCTTCCATCCGCCACTGGATGTTGATCTGAGCGACAATGATGTGATTACTTACTATCAATCGCCCAATTCTATTGAGGTGACTGTTGGTGAAGGTAATCTTACTTACGAAGAGACTCGGGCTGTTGAGTCGACGCTTAATCGTGGCGTGATTGACACGATTAAGCTCGGGGACGAAACGCCTATGAACGTGAGTCTCGAAT